ATTTGTTTATCTCCCCAAGCCTCATCTGTGTGAAAACTTACAAAGTCACACCAGTGACGCCCAGTGATCCATAAATATCCTTGTATTTGCCACTTGTACAGCTTCTCGTACTGTCTCATGTACATGATGTTCTGCCAATGGTTAAGTGGATTGTCTGGACATTTAACCTCTAGCACTCCATCTACAAAAACTAGCCCGTCTACTTTGCCACATACATAAGGGAATTTAGGGTGGTAGATAGAATCCTCAACTTGCTCCACCTTGACAAAGTTTTCACGCTCATAAGCTTGTATAGCAAATGGCTCCATCTCTTTGCCATGCTCTAGGCTCTTAGCCGTGACCTCTGGCTTTTGTATTCCTGTAGTAATATTCATGGCAAGCTCATCGGCATAAGTGAGAGCCGTCTGACCAAATAGCTCCCCTTTTTTCTTACCTTTCGTCATTACGTCCTTAAATTTAGACGGTGTTATACATCCGAGTTTAGGCATTGTCTTCTGGTTTTAAATTAGTCAGGAAGTCCTCATCTGCTCTAGTAAGGTCAAAATACTTTTTAATTGTCGCGATGTCGGCCTGCCCTTTCTTAAACTTACCTACAACCTCATCCCATTTAGGATGTTGCCTGTTAAGCTTTGGCTTTTTAAGTTGTGGCTGTACTGGGCTGATGCGTACCGCTCCGCCTGTTTCACCTGTTCCAGGGTTTCTAATACCCTCCTTAATGTATAGAGTAATTGGAACATTTTTCCAGTCCTCTATAAATGGAGACTTGCAAAACTTCTTAATCATTGCGGCATTTGTAGCATTTAAGACAAGAGGCTTGACTCTCTTATCCTTAAAGTATGCAATGTTAAAGTCTCCTTTTCGTCCTGCCACGGACGCATTTTTTTGATAGTTTACGTGAGTGATCACAAAATTAAGGACTCTACCCTGCTCAATATAGTCCTCTAAGTCTGCCGTACCTAAGTGATCCGACTTGTAAGCTTTACGATAATGCGTTTTCATACTGAAAGTGTGTTTGTTAAGTAATAGTACAAATATATGCCAAATTTTAGACAAAAACAAGCCTTTTCCTAATTTTGTCCTATCTTTTTCTTGCTTTTGTACTATTATATTCTTATATTTGTACTATAACTTAAACCCGTATAATATGAAAAATATACTAATAGCCATTGCACTAGTTGCTTTTTCAGGGGAAAATCCTGCTAAGGTGACATTTTACGCTCCGACTAAACAAGAGTTTGAGCAGGAGCTAAACAAAATGCTCGACTTCTATGACTCTATACATTATATGTATGGTTTCAAGGTTGAGTATATCCAATCACCAGAAAAACATTATCAGTATGAAAACGATCGAGGACATAGTCCAAGAGCTTGACCACTACAACATCAACGCCACCAAGATATATAAGGGAATACTAGGAAAAGACACCTGGTACGCTTGGAGAAAGCGCGGCCTGCCTAAGCAGGTGCAAAAATACTTTGAGATATTACAGCGTCTCGAAGAATTAAAGAACCCGAAACCCATCGCCAAAGGTTGGGGCGCATCAAGCAAACACGATATATGAAGCCAAGAGAATACCAGTTAAAACTAGAATACAATATAAAGCAGGGCTATTCTAAAGGGAATAAGCGCGCGCTCATGGTCTCGCCTACTGGGTCTGGTAAGACATTTACGTTTACCTACATGGCTCACAAATCTTGGAAGCTAGGCAAAAAGGTTGTAGTAATATGTCACAAAGAGTCTATCTTAGATCAGATTAGTGACACCTTTAATGTGTTTGGTATTCCCCATGGGATCATCAAGGGCATGAAAAAAAAAGACTTAAGCCAGCCAGTGCAGATTTGTTCTGTACAAACATTGACCAGAAGACTGGCAGCAGGGAAGTTGAGTCTTGACGCAGATCTAGTAATCATGGATGAGGCCCACCATGCAGCAGCAGGGCAATGGTCTTACCTATTTGACTATTTCAAAGGCGCGTATTTTCTTGGAGCTACTGCCACACCTTGCCGATTAGATGGCAAAGGCTTAGGGGAGCTGTTTGAGTTTATGGTCTTAGGGCCTAGTGTAAAGGAGTTGATTGGGTTGGGTAACTTAGTCATGCCTAAAGTGTTCAGACCTGCACAGCCTATTGACTTGAGCCAAGTGGGTACTAGTATGGGAGACTTCAATAAAAGGGAGTTAGCCATTGCAGTAAACAAAGCCAAGATAACAGGCGATGTTATTGCTAACTGGCAAGACAAAGCAAAAGGGCTGCCTACTGTAGTATTCTGCACTTCTATTGACCACTGCGAGCAGGTGACGCATGAGTTTAATGCAGCAGGCTATAAAGCGAGTTGGGTAGATGGTAGCATGAGTAGCGAGTTGATAGCTAAGAAGCTCAAGCAGTTATCTAATGGAGAGATAACAGTACTATGCAGCTGCGAGTTGATTAGTGAAGGCACAGACATCCCTGCAATTGGCTGCGCTATATTACTAAGGCCTACGCATAGCTTGAGTTTATACCTACAGCAAGTGGGTAGAGCATTAAGACCTTGCGAGGGGAAAGAGCACTGTATCATCTTGGACCACGTTGACAACTTCCAAAGACATGGCCATCCTGCACAAGACAGAGAATGGAGTCTAGACATGGATAAGAAGAAAGTAAGAAAAGGCAACACAGAGGAGGCAGACCTCAAGGTTTCAGAGTGTAAGCATTGCTATGCTGTTTTTCTACCTGCTGCCGTTTGTCCTGAATGTGGCACGCCAGTAGAGAAGAAAGAGAGAGTCTTAACTAAGGTAGATGGTGAACTAAAGGAGGTTACTATTGAGGAGGCTCAAAAGATCGAGGAGAAAAAACAGAAGCGTATGCAGGTTGGTCGTGCAGGAAGTTTGACGGAGCTGTACGACATTGCAGAAGAGCGAGGCTATAAGAGAGGTTGGATATTGCACAAATTCAGAGTGAAAGTGCAAAGAGAGTACGACGCATGTAAAGGGGACAAAAATAAGATTGTCAAGTTCCAAAACTACTGGGAACTCATGCAGTGGGACACAGTGAGCAAGCAAGCCCTTGAGCGAGCGATCACAAAAAAATATAATACATTTATGAGTCTAAAACCTAAACTATGAGACACCTACCTAAAGACGATGATTTAAAACCCATAAGACCACTCAAACGAGTCACTGTAGCAGACTGGCTATGGATCGAGATAGACGAGACTAAGAGCCGAAGCAGTGACAAAGGCCTAGACAAAGTCAAGCGCATGAAGTTTAGAATCCCTAAACATGAACTAGAATCTTCCAAAATCAAATACGCTAACAAAAACCTAAAAATCATATGTACGAAGAGAAACTAAAAACAATCAAATTTAATAGCCTTAGAGATCGCTTTGAGGTTAAGCCATACTCACAGGAGTGGAGCGCTATGAGTTGGCTAGTATTTACTATCAGCTTTATGTTGCAGGTTGGAACTGCTGCAATGGCTGGGTATTTCGTTTACTATTATTCTCATAAATTATTTGGGGCTGTCGCTGCGTCCGTTGCTGTTGCTGTTGTATTGGTCGCATCATTCGAGACAGCAAAACGAATTTGGTTTAATAAGGCATCAAAGTTCTACTATCAAGGTAGATTTAGCTCAAAGCATAAATTCATTATAGGCTCATTTATTACTGGGTCTATAGTCATGAGTTTTTTTGGTACTCCATTAGCCGTGCAGGACTTCGCCCCTCGCCCATCTGCTCCAGTTCGTTCTGAAGTTGTTGCGCAGTTGGATAGCTTAGAGGCAGAAGCTGCTCACCCTTGGATTGAGATGAGCACAACGGCATTAGTGAAAGCGGAGGAAGTCCACCAGAAAAACAACTGGAAGGGGGTGACTACTAGAGCAGCAAGAGACGAGCAACTCACTTTTGAGTCTATGGCTGCCAAGGCTCAAGATAGCATTGCTCAAGTTACAGCGGCCTTCGCTGCAAAGAAAGCAGCACTATGGGAGTCATCACAGCAGGATCACACTAAGCAAATGCAAGCCAGTAGCGAAGAGCTTGCAGTTATAGGGTGGGCTTTTGCAGGAGTATGCTTGCTCTTGGAAGTACTCTTCTTGTATTGTATCTGGTGGCTTACTGATTACTCTTTTCGGTTATATAGTGAAATGAAGAGCGACCCACTAAGCAACAAAGAGCCGTTTAAACCTAGTGGTAATCGCACTAAGCAAGCTACTAAGCCTACTAAGCGAGTGACTAAGCAAGTACCTAAACCCTCAAGTATCGGCTTTGTACAAGAGGGAGCTATCAATAATGATGGCAGAAAGTATGTGATACTCTGCAAAGGGAAAGACGGAGAGCTTAGAGAGTA